CCTAGTTGGAAACGTAGACGGTAATTTGACAGCATCTATTACTGTTTCAAATAATATCCAACCTGCTGTAGATTCAGCAAGTACTTTAGGAACTTCAAGCAAACAATGGTCTAATATCCATGCTGATGCTGCAGCTATTGATACCATGACTGGTAATGTAGTAGGAGATCTCACAGGTAATCTTTTATCATCTATTACTGTAGCAAGAAATATAAATCCTGATACAGATTCAACTAGAAATCTTGGTCAAAGTAGTAAGAAATGGTCAGCTCTTTACGTTGACGATATAGCCCTCACTAATACTCTTGTTGGTAATGTTCAAGGTAATGTTACTGGAACTGCAACTCAAGCAGCAAATCTTGCTAATCATACTACAGATGATTTAGCTGAAGGATCAGCACAATTATACTTTACAGAAGCAAGAGTTCAGACAAAACTTGACCATGCATTTGAACAGTTAAGTGCAATGCTTAATAACCTTGCAACATCTACAACTCTTACACTTAATCTTTCTGGAGATCCTACACCAGGTGCTGTTGTTTTAACATCTGTTTCTAATGGTGGTGGAGGAGGATTCTCTGCTGCTAGTGGAGTTGCAACTTCTGGTGCTGCTAGTGGTGGATCTGGATTAACTGTAACAACTACAGTTGATGGCAATGGAAACATTACTGATGCTGCAGTATCCTCAGGTGGATCTGATTATCTAATTACAGATACAGTTACAATTACGAACGCAAATGCAGGTAAAGCACTAACACTTAACTTAGCATCTATCGTTGGTGGAACTGGATATGTTAGTGGAACTGGAATTGCAGTTACTGGAGGAAATGGATCTGGAATGACTGCTGATATTACAGCAAATGCTGGTGTCCTTACAAACATTGTTATCAATGCTGGTGGAACTGGATTCTCTGCTAGTGACACAGTAACTATTGTTAACGCAAACGCAACCAATATTAAGACTTTAGGTTCTATTAGTGCTGCTGGTACTGGATACTCAGCATTGACAGGAGTCGCCACTTCTTCAAGTGGATCTGGAACTGGTGCAACCGTTGATCTTACTGTTAATGCAGATGGTCAACTTACAGCTGTCGCTCTTAATGCTGCAGGATCTGGATATGCTGCTAGTGAAGTTCTAACTATCACAAATGCAAACGCAACTGGTGTTAATACTCTTGGTTCGTTCAGTGATGCAGGTACAGGATATGCAAACGGAACTGCTATTACTACACAATCATCTGGATCAGGAACTGGATTAACTCTTGATATTACAACTTCAAATGGTGTTATAACAGGAGCAACGATTAATAACGATGGATCTGGATATGCAGCATCTGAAGTTATAACTATTGTTAATGCTAATGCTTCTGGAATTAAGACTGTAGGTAACTTTGGTGCAACTGATGCAGCAAGAACTCCTGGCACTTATAACTTAGGAACATCTAATTATTCTACTCAAGCATCTGGTGCTAACGCAACATTCACCGTTGTGATTGGCACTGGTGGAACTGTTGATTCTGTTACCGTCACAGATGATGGATCTGGATTCATTGTCAATGAAACAGTCACTGTTTTAGATGCACAACTTGGTGGTGGCGGTGCTGCTGCTCTTACATTTGATGTAACAGCAATTCATGGAAATGGAGCACAACTTCCAGTATCCGCTATACATGGAAACAGTGCTACTATACCTGTTTCTGCAATTCATGGTAATGGTGCAACAGTTGATATCGCTACCGTTGCAACTAATGCAACATTAGCACTCTCTGACATTACAACAATGGAAGTCGGATCAACTGTCACAGGAGCAACCAGTGGAACTACTGGAACTATCACTGCTCTTGGAACTAATCAAATTACCGTTGATAATGTTGATGGATTCTTCAAAAAAGGAGAAACTGTCGCTGCTAATGATGTTTCTGCCTTGACTATTAATTCATTCAGTTAATAACAAATGTCTGCTACTAAACCAGCTTCTAAAACAGAACTAAAAGACTATGCTCTTCGTAGATTAGGATATCCTACGATAGACATTAACGTTGCTACAGAACAATTAGATGATCTAATTGAAGAAGCAATAGATTACTACCAAGAGTATCATTACAATGGTAGTTACAAAACCTTTATGAAGATAGAGGTTACAGACGCTATCAAGACTGCTGCACAAGGAACTACTCAAGCAGGTTCTTCAGCATGGTATGAAGCAAATAATTATGTTGATTTACCACCAGGTACTTTAGGAGTCAATCATGTGTATTCACAGATTGGTGCATCTAGTATTGTGCCAGGTAATATTTTCAATATTAAATATCAAATATTTTTAAATGATATCTATGCTATGACGCATGGACATATTTTACATTACTTCTTAACTTCACAGTATCTTGAAACTCTTGATTGGGTTACTAACTCACAAAGAGATCGTAGAGTAAGATTTAATGAACATCAAGGTAGATTATATCTTGATATGGATTGGGCAGATTTAACAGCAGGTGATTTCTTATTAGTTGAAATGTCTTTAAGACAAGATCCAGTTACATTTACAAGTATGTTTAATGATAATTGGTTAAAGGATTATGTTGAAGCATTATTCATGCAGCAATGGGGAAGGAACCTAAGTAAGTATGATGGGATTCAAATGTTAGGTGGTGTTACACTTAACGGTCGTAGAATTCTAGAAGATGCTAGTCAATTTAAAAAAGATCTTGAAGAGACACTTCGTAAGACCTACGAACTTCCTCCTTTAGACTTAGTGGGGTAATCACTAATGGCTATATCCAACTCACCAGCACAAGACTACAACCAGTCTAACTATAGTAGTAGTTCACGTTTACAATTAAACGGTTCTGCTCAAGAACAAAAATTTTTTGAAAACTTATTAGTTGAAACTATTGAAATTTATGGGCAAGACATTTACTATGTTCCGAGAACGATTGTCAACAAAGATACGGTCTTTGGGGAGGACTCGGATTCGCAATTCGATAGTGCGAGAGCGATTAGAGCATATGTCAATAATGTTGAAGGATGGGAAGGACAAGGTGAGTTACTTAGCAAATTTGGAGTCCGTATCGAAGACAAGACAACTTTTATTTTCTCCCGTGAAAAATTTAAAGAAAAGGTTGATGATCTTGAAGTCCTTAATGTCGAAGGACGACCCAATGAAGGGGATCTAATTTGGTTTCCTGTAACAAAGCATTTGTTTGAAATTAAATTTGTAGAAGCAGAAAGACCATTTTATCAATTAGGAAAAGGTTATGTTTGGGAAGTTCAATGTGAACTATTCGAGTACAGCGACGAAGACATCGACACAGGAATCGCAGAGATCGATGCAGTTGAAGTTGCCTTTGCTAATGCTATTACAGTTAACTTTGCTACTGGAGGCACTGGTGATTTCACAGTTGGTGAGATAGTTGCAGGTGGAGCATCTAATGTAACTGCAGAGGTTAAGGCATGGGATTCCTCTAATAGACAGTTACAGGTATTCAATAGGAGTGGCATCTTTACGATCCCTGAGACGGTCACAGGACAGACCTCAGGTGCTGCTTGGACATCTGCATCATATAATACCCTAAATAACGTTAATACAGAAGATACTATCGATCAGAACTTTGTCTTTGAGACTGCTGATGATGATATTATTGACTTCACTGAATCAAATCCATTTGGAACTGTTGGTTCTACTAATGATACTACAATTTAAGCATGTTAGGCACTTATTCTTATCACGAAATTTTTAGAAAAACAATCGTTGCTTTTGGAACGTTGTTTAATAATATTGAGCTTCGTCGTAATGACGAGGTTATGAAAGTGCCTTTGGCATATGGTCCTAAACAAAAATTCTTAGCAAGACTAGATGCTGTTCCAGATCCAACCAATAAAAGAGTTCAGATTACTTTACCTAGAATTGGTTTTGAGATTGTAAGTATTACATATGATTCTACTAGAAAAGTTGCTCCTACTCAAAAAATAAAAATACCAAAATCAGGTACTAAGAACTCTAATGTATTCATGCCAGTTCCTTATAATATTGATTTTGAATTAGCAATAATTTCTAAAAACCAAGAAGATGGTCTTCAAATTTTAGAACAGATTTTACCATTCTTTCAACCTCATTATAATCTATCAGTTAAGTTATTACCTACAATGAATGAGACAAAGGATGTTCCTGTTGTCTTACAAAATATTGATTACGAAGATAGTTACGAAGGAGACTTTGCTACTAGAAGAGCAATAATATACACCCTAAGATTCTCAACTAAAACCTTCCTATACGGTCCTGTTACAGAACAGAAAGTTATCAAGAAGGCAATCACAGATATATACGCAGATACAAATACAGTATCAGCACCAAGAAATGTTCGTTATCAAGCAACTCCAAAATCACTTGTTGATAGAGATGGTGTTGCAGTAACTACATTAGCGAATCTTATTGATGATAATGATAGACTAATAACAGTTGCTAGTGCATCAGGTATTGCACAATGGCAAGAGATTCAAATTGGATCTGAGGTTATGCATGTAACTAATATAAATGGTAATAATCTTACAGTTACTAGAGGATATAATTCAACTACTAAAGCAGCAGCTGCTGCAGGTGCTAACGTATTATTGATCGATAGTGCAGATGATGATCTACTAGAATCTGATGATGACTTTGGATTTGGTGAATTATATTCTGAGTTCACAGATCAAAAGAAACGTAATCCTGTATCAGGTAACGATGACGCAATCTAATGGCAAATCCTTACGATGGTTTAAATGATGCTTTTGGTAATGAACCTTCAGAACTAGCAAAGCACGTTGAAAGCGTTAAACCAAAATTAAAGAAAACTGATAGTCCTGATATACAACAGGATTATGAGATGTCTCGTGCTCAGTTACATAATTTAGTAATGAAAGGACAAGAGGCAGTAGATGGTATATTAGAAGTAGCACAAGCATCAGATCATCCTCGTGCATATGAAGTTGCAGGTCAATTAATTAAAAACGTTGGAGATGTAGCAGATAAACTTATTGATCTTCAGAAAAAAATGAAAGATCTAGATGAAGATGAAAAGAAGAATTCACCATCTACTGTAAACAATACAATGTTCATTGGTAGCACTGCAGATTTACAAAAGATGTTAAAGCAACAAAAAGAGATAAATAAAAAGGACACGAAATAACACGACACGACAATGCCCGTATTAAAAGTATTAAGTACTAATGCTATCTCTGGATCAGCAACAGAATATCAAGTAGTACAAACAGGATATTATAGAGTTCTTGCAACAGCAGCAGCATCTACAGTATCATTTAATGGTGGACCTGCTATCACATTAGTTCAGAATGAAGCACTCCTCCTTAAATCAGGAGCAAAACCTGGTCAAGCAAGAATTGTAAAAGCAGTAGATGATAGCACTGCTGATTATACACTCGGAGTTCATCTAGGACAAAGAGCAGATACACACCCATTCTCAGTTGATGATTTCATTGCTGTAGAAGATGATTCTACATCACCTGCCATAAACTCTAACTTCTTATCTGCAGGAACAGCAGGTAAAAAAGTTACTGCTGTAACAGGTAGTACTATTAGTACTGATATCGATTCATCTAGTGCACCTGCTGATTACACTTATGCATACTCTGGTAGTCAAGCAGTAGTAAAGCGTGCAGTTAAAATCACTGCAGGTTCTGGAGCAATCGTCGTTGAAGAAATTCAAGTCGTCGGTGGCTAATGTTAAACGAACGGAAAAAAGATTTAGGTAGAGAAAAGCCTCAAGGATTTGGGGCTTCTCAACTTGGTCCTGTCAATCAAGAGGCAGAAAGAATTATCCGTGGTATGAAGAATAAGAGTAGTCATAGATTCAAAAGACTATATGGTAAGCGTGATAAAGAAGTTATGACACTTACTGCTAATAAACTTGCTTTACAAGATCAATTAAAGGTTATGTACTATAAAGATTTTATCAATTTAGTCGAAGGTAATCCTACTGCTAGGATGCTTTCTAAGTCTAAAAAGAATGTAACTGGTCACATCTCTGCAGACAGAGGTAGTGATGAATCAAAGAATCGTTCATCTCGTAAGGGGTTAGAAAAAGATTTAAAGAAAAAAGGAATAGGATATAAAAAAGGAGTAGGAGAATATAAATATTCATCAGGTGAAGGAACAGGTCGTGAAGTCTCTTATCAAACCTCAAAACCCGATAAAATGTCCAAGCGTCGTTTCGGCAAGGTCATGCGTCGTCTTGGCAGAAAGCATGGTCAAGAGTCTGTCATTACAAAAGATAAAAACAAACCTGCAAAACTCCACACAACTGAAAAAGGAAGTAAAGATAAGTCCATCTCTCTCGGTAAATCCAGAGCAGGTTCACACCCTACGGGTGCTGGCTCAACTTCGGGTAGTAAAGTCAGAAGTGGCAAGTTACCAAAGAAAACTACAAAACCATCCTATCATTATAACTGATGACCGTTAAAACACCTGGTCAAGAAAAAAGATATTGTAGACTTTGTTGTAAAAAAGAAAGTCGTAAACAATGTGCATATGGTGGTAGGTTATGGGATAAATATTCTGTAAAGGATGCTACAAAATCTGAACAAGAGGATGCAGCAGAAGAATCAGGAATCTCTAATGGTAGTAACGGTGACTCTAATAGTAATAATAGTGGTTCTGGTGGTGATTCTGGGGGAGGTGGCATGAGTGAAGGTGTAATGACTAAGAAACAAATAAAGAAACGTGATGAAATTGCTGATGCTATAAGTTCAAGAGATATGAAGAAAAGGTATGGTGATAAAAATGTTAAATATGCTATAGCAACTAAACTTGCTATGAAAGAAAAAGTGAGTACTGTAGAAAAACCTCACAAACACAACGTTGAAACTATTATGAGAGTCAATGCTATTCAAAAAATCAGAGGAAAAGAAAAAGAAAAGAACTTGGGACATGGTTCAATTAATGAAAAATCCAAGAGTGGTGATAGTTCTTTGCGTGACTGGTTTTCTAAGAGTCGCTCTTCTGATGGCACCCCTGGTTGGGTTCAGTTGGGTGGGAAATATGCAGGAAAACCCTGTGCAAAACAACCAGGACAAACAACAAAACCTAAATGCGGTTCCTCTAAAATGAAGAGAAACCTAAATAAAAAGGAAGAAGACGCAGCCTTCCGTCGTAAAAATAAAAAAGATCCGAATCCTGATAGAAAAGGGAAAGCAATCAACGTGAAAACCGAATCTACACAACAAATACAAACAGAAGGTAAAAAAGACGCTTGTTATCACAAGGTCAAGTCTCGTTATTCAGTTTGGCCAAGTGCTTATGCAAGCGGTGCACTTGTCAAATGCCGAAAAGTGGGAGCAAAGAATTGGGGAAACAAAAGTAAGAAAGAAGAATTTGAAGGTAATCTCTCATTCCAAGAGTTTCAAGAAAAAAGTATGAAATGTTGGAAAGGTTATGAAAAGAAAGGCTCACAAACTTTATTCGGTAAGAAATACAACCGTTGCGTAAAGAAGGAGGAGACTGAAAATGTCGAAGAAGGAGCAGCATGGACAAAAAAAGAAGGAAAAAATAAGTCAGGAGGACTCAACGAAAAAGGCAGAAAAAGTTACGAACGCGAAAATCCTGGATCTGACCTTAAAGCACCTAGCAAGAAAGTTGGAAACCCCCGTAGGGCATCCTTCTGTGCTAGAATGAAGGGCATGAGAAAGAGACAGAAACCATCTAATAATACAGGCGACGATAGACTATCTAAGTCTCTCAGAGCATGGAACTGCTAACATCAACTTGTCCCACCTGTGGTGCACAATGGTTGGGTGGACAATTATATTGGTCAAGTGGACAAGAAGGAGATCCACATGATTTAGCAGGTTTAGTTTGCAATACATTAGAAGATTACGGATATCAAAGTAAAGGTTGTATAAACCCATGTAAAGGATCTACAAGTGGTCAAACATGGGCACATCGTCGTGCAAATATTAAGTAATCATTACTTGTATAGATAGTACAGATGTGATTAAAAATCAGTGTTAAAATCTTTCAATACTATAGTTTTAACTATAACGGTTGCTATTATTGATTGGCTTTACAAAGACAGAGACTTCCAAAGATTTTGGGTGCTTGAGGAAATAGCTCGTGCACCCTATTTTGCGTTTTTAAGCGTATTACATTTTAAAGAATCAATGGGTCTTAGAGGACCAGTACATATAAAACTAATGGAGGAACATTTTGGTCAAACACTTAACGAAACGGAACATCTTGAGCATATGGAGTCTCGTGGGGGTGCTGATTATTGGATCGACCGCATCTTTGCCAAATCTCTCGTCCTTATCTACTATTGGATTATGGTGGTTTATTACGGGTTATTTCCTATTTCTGCTTACGATCTAAATGAGAAAGTAGAATGGCATGCTGCCGAAACATATGAGAAATACCTGACAAACCATCCAGATGATCAAGACATCATTAGAATAAGAGATGATGAGGTCAAACACGCTCAAGAACTATCTCAAGCAATGGAGCTTATCAGATGACAACCGAAACATTCACCAAAGATGATTATAAATTAATCATAGAGGCTTTATGGAAGCGTCAGCGATGCTATATCGCAGGTGATAAAATGTTTAGAAAATACGATTCCCTTATCAAGGAGTTTGAAAATGCCAGTCTATCGTGACTATGAGATTAGACTTAATCTCAATGAATTAATTGAACAAAGAATTCCAACTTGTGATCTGTTACATCCAGACCACTGTTTAACAGAATCCCAAGTAGCAGACATTGCTCATGATATTAATATGGATTTGGATTTACATCCAATCTTTCATCAAATTGATGATCATATTATGAGATATGTAAAAGCAGCTGGAATAAACAATGAAGACCATTGGGTCGAGAAAAAACTAAAAGATCTAGATGATTAATTATGAAAGGAATGAAAACAGTTGAATCTTCTGAACAACTCATTCAACGTTTTACTAAACGTACTATACAGTTGTCTCAGAGAAAGCAAGAACTTCAAGCAGCATATGATGAGTATGTAAAGTTAGAAAGAGATCTAACTAGACTCGAAGGTTCTATGCAAGCAATCGAATATGTTGCTTACGGTAAATTGCCAGGAGATGGTAACCATGGCGGTATGAAAGACCATAACCCAAATAAATAATAGGGTAAATGGAGTTGAAACTATCATGTCCCATTATACCGTAGGTTATCACGATAACCTCAATAATCATTATGAAATTTGTGAGTATGCAGATGATGCATACAATGCTATTAAGCAAGCAAAAGAAGATCTACCAGGACTTCTGACGGAACATTCATCAGAATACGTTATTAAAGAAGAATAATGGTTGTCTGGGGAGTAGTATGGATGGTTGCGATACTTGTAATAATAGTGTCGTGGTATATCTACTATATACTTCGTATGTCATTTTTGGAGATGAGCGATGGGAGCAATGATACCCCCGAACAGAAAGAGTTGTTACAACTTCCGAATAACAGAGATCAACCGAGTACTTGATGGTGACACAATAGATGTTACAATCGATCTAGGATTTGATCTATATAAAAAGGAACGGGTACGTGTCGCTGGTGTTGATACACCTGAGAAAAGAACTCGAAATTTAGAGGAGAAAGCTCTTGGAATTGATGCAACAAACTGGCTCAAAGAGAAGTTGGAGTCAACTATCGCTGGTGATGATGAGTTGTCTATTAGGACTGAACTTGTTGGTGGTGTCGGTAAGTATGGTCGCTTACTCGGTTGGCTTTACGTCGGGGACTCAAATGTGTCCCTTAATGAGCAAATGATTACCGAGGGGTATGCTCATGCTTATGATGGAGGTACGAAAGATATGAATCTTGAAGCACTCCGTGAAATAAGAAGATCATTTGGAACACTAAACGAGGGTTAAATGAAAAAGTATTTCGACAAATTTGTTGAATGGGATAAGAGACTTATCAAAAAGTTTCAAGACAGGTTTGAATTATCAGATTACAAAATGCTGTGTATTTCATTCGCTAAAGGATTTATTATTGGAGCAATTTTACTGTAATGAGAGAACAACTACTTAAAGCACTACTAGCACATGCACAAGGAGATATTGCAAAACACAAAGCAAATGTTGAAGTTTATCTTACAAACCCTGTTGGTATTGGTGAGCACTCAAACGTTGTAGAAGCAATCGAAGAAGAACTAAACATGATCGCTAAGTATCAAGATCAAATTGAAGTTATTCAAAAATACTTTATGAGAAAAAGTGACAAGTCTGACGGCTGAAGTATCTAATTATATTAGAAAAGAATTAAGGAGTTTTCCAGATGTCAAGTCTATGGAGAACAAATATCCTATTGTTGAGAACGATAAAGTATTCATAATGAATGAAATGCATCAGAGTAAAAAACTGAGAAAGATGCATTTAGAAACTGGGTATACGGATAATATAGAAGTGATGCATTGTGTATTGTATCCTTCAGTAGATTATCCTATACCCATTTTTGGTGCCGATATTGTAGAAACACCAAAAGTAATTACTGCTGCAATCATAGATTTATCACCTGTGTGTGGCACGGAGAGATTAATGGAACTATTCAAAGATATATCATTTAAGTATAATTTTGAAGAGGATAGAATTTTACCACAATGGGGTGAAGAGATATTTTCAGAAGGGTGTAAGTTCGTTCGTATCAAGACTGAAAAGGAAAAACAAATGTATTTGGATATGATTAAAGATACCCTTAACCTCTATAGAGGTATAGTAGAAAACGCTGTCTTCGATATGCAATGGATAAATACTATGAAAAGGATTGATGACCAGTGTTGGTATTGCACTTCCCAAAGGAAGAATACAAAGACTAAAGCAGTCCTTAGTCAATGGTTCGATCCCGAATGGGCAGACGAATACATCAATGACGTTTTATTTGACAAACCAAAATGGCAAGCACTGAGCAATACTTAGGTAATCCTAATTTAAAAAAAGCAAATGTTTCTCAGAAATTTACTAAGAAACAAGTTAAGGAAGTACTGAAGTGTTCTGAAGATCCTGTGTATTTTATCAGGAATTATATTAAGATAGTATCTCTAGACAAAGGTTTGATTCCGTTTGACATGTATCATTTCCAAGAAGAGATGGTATCAAAGTTCCATGACTATAGATTTAATATAGCAAAACTACCAAGACAGTCTGGTAAATCAACTATTGTTACCTCATATCTTTTATGGTATGTTCTATTCAATCCTAATGTTAACGTAGCAATCCTTGCAAACAAAGCAGCGACTGCTCGTGAAATGCTACAACGTTTACAACTAAGTTATGAAAGTCTCCCCAAATACCTCCAACAAGGAATCCTCCAATGGAACAGAGGATCATTGGAATTGGAGAATGGAAGTAAGATCATGGCTGCATCTACTTCTGCTTCTGCTGTTAGGGGTATGTCGTTTAACATTATATTTTTGGATGAATTCGCGTTCATTCCAAATCATATCGCTGATCAGTTTTTTAGTTCTGTTTATCCAACTATCTCCTCAGGTAAGTCTACAAAAGTTATTATCATATCTACTCCTCACGGAATGAACATGTTCTACAAACTCTGGCATGATGCAGAGCGTGGAACTAATGAATACGTCCCAACTGAAGTTCATTGGTCTGAAGTGCCAGGTCGTGATGAGGTATGGAAAGAACAAACAATTAAAAACACATCAGAACAACAGTTTAGAGTTGAGTTTGAATGTGAGTTCTTGGGATCTGTAGATACGTTAATAGCACCAAGTAAACTAAGAACAATGCCTTATCATGATCCAATAAAGGAAAATAGAGGTCTAGCAATATATGAAAACAAGATAGAAGAACATAATTACATTGTTACTGTGGACGTATCTCGTGGTATTGGTAATGATTATTCTGCATTCGTGGTGTTTGATACAACGACATTACCATATAAAATGGTAGCAAGGTATAGAAACAATGAAGTGAAACCTATTGTTCTTCCTAATATAGTTGTTGATGTAGCCAAGAACTATAATGGTGCTTACATATTATGTGAGGTAAATGATATAGGTGGACAGGTTGCAGACATCATTCAATATGACTTAGAGTACGAGAACCTTCTCATGTGTTCAATGAGAGGACGTGCAGGTCAACAACTTGGTCAAGGATTCTCTGGTAAGAAGACACAACTTGGTTTAAAAATGTCTACAGCAGCAAAACAAGTTGGATGTTCTAATCTAAAAGCATTAATAGAAGAAGATAAGTTATCAATCAATGATTACGATACCATTGCGGAACTAACTACATTCATTCAGAAAGGTCAATCATTTGCTGCAGAAGAAGGGTGTAATGATGACCTAGCAATGTGTTTGGTTATTTTCTCATGGATGGCAATGCAACCTTACTTTAAAGAGATGCATGATAATGATGTAAGACAAAGAATATATGATGATCAACGAGATGCTATAGAACAAGACATGGCTCCATTTGGATTTGTTTCTGATGGTTTTGAAGAGGATCAGTTCAAAGATGCACAGGGAGATGTCTGGAAAGTCGCGGAATATGGAGACAAGTCATATATGTGGGAGTTTAGGTGACGTTTCAAAAATATAAATAATCTTAGACAACCGATACTGGCACATACTAGGAGACATTAAACATGGCAGTCAATCAATCCTCGCCTGGTGTAGTTTTTCAAGAAAGAGATTTAACTACAGTAACAACCGTAGCGAGTGCGAACATTGGTGTTCTTGCAGCACCGTTTGAATTGGGACCCGTTGAAGAGATCGTTGACATCGCTTCAGAAAGAGAATTAGCAGACGTTTTTGGAAAACCAAACGATTATAACTACGAGTACTGGTATTCAGCTGCTCAGTTCTTGTCTTACGGTGGAACTTTAAAAGCAATTCGCGTAACATCTTCATCCCTAAAAAACGCTACAGATTCTGGAACTCCACCATTAATCAAGAATTTATTAGAATACGAAACAAGTTACGAATCAGCAAGTAACTCATTCAAATGGGTTTCTCGCACAGCAGGTACTAAAGGTAACTCAATCGCTGTATTCACTACAGACGCTGGACCTGATCAAATCTTGGTCGTTCCTGCACCTGGATCTGGTAACGATCACGAATATGTGGCTGATGAAGCAGTAAGTGCAACATCAGGTGCTGCTGGTAAAGTCTTCAAGTATAGTATCGTATTAACAGTTGATGCATTTGTTGGAACAATCACTGCAGGTTCAACTGCAACGATCTCCATCTCTGGATCAGCACAAACAGTTAATGTCCTCGCAGTAGATGAAGAGAATAAGAAAATAGAAATCGGAATGCCTTCTGGTGGTATCACAGGTATTATTGCTGACGGTCAGACAATGACTCAAAGCACAACTAATACTGCTGTTATCTCAACTGCTGGTATTGAGCGTCGTGTGTATGTCGGATTAAACAAAGGTAGCATTGACTTTGCTGCTTCTGATTCAATCTCAGATACTAACTCAACTGCTGCTTCAGTCAGTTCAGTAAGAGATGAGTATTCAGAGCGTGAGTATCTACCTGGCGTAAAATGGATCAACGTTGCTCCTAGACCTGGCACTTCTCTATATGCTACACAACAAGGTGGACATAGAGACGAGATGCACGTTTTAGTTCTTGATGTTGACGGTAAAGTCAGTGGAACACCTGGTGCTTTACTTGAGAGATTTGTTGGACTTTCTAAAGCATCTGATGCAAAAACATCTGTTGGAGAGACTAACTACTATCCAAACGTATTAAAAGCAAAATCAGCTTACATATACTGGGCAGAGCACGAGACAGGATTCTTTAATGCAACTTCATCAGCATCTGATGGTAACTGGGGTCAAACAGCTGCTGCTAGACAGTTTAACTTACTACGCTCTAGTGCAGGTACTACAGATTATCCTGGCACATTCAAGACTATAGGTTCTGTAAACAACTCATCATACTACTACAGATTAAGTGGTGGTGTTGATTATGGTTTATCTGGTGGAACATATTCAGTAGGTCAAGTAGACATTACAACTGCATATGAACTAATCGAAGATCCTGAGTCACAAACAATCGACTTTATACTTGCAGGTCCTTCTGGTGCTGATGATGCAGCTGCTGTTTCCAAGATTTCAACTCTTGTAAATATCGCTGAAGAGAGAAGAGACTGTATTGTATTCTGTTCACCTCGTAGAGGAAACGTAATTGGAATCAGTAGTGCTGCTACAATTACAACTAACATGGTTTCTTTCTTCAAGAAACTTCCTAGTTCTTCTTACTTAGTATTTGATTCTGGATACAAGTACATCTACGACAAGTATAATGATGTTTATCGTTACATCCCTTGTAATGGTGACGTTGCAGGTCTTTGCTTACAGACTACTGAAGTTGCTGAACCATGGTTCTCACCAGCAGGTTTCCAACGAGGTATCTTAAGAAATGCTATTAAACTAGCATACACACCTACAAAGACACAGAGAGACACTCTATACGCAAATAGGATTAACCCAATCGTATCATTCCCTGGTCAAGGTGTGGTATTGTTCGGTGACAAGACTGCATTAGCACAGTCATCCGCATTTGATAGAATCAACATTCGTCGTCTATTCCTAACAATCGAAAGAGTTATTGCAGGTGCTGCAAGATCACAACTCTTCGAGCAAAACGACGATGCACAAAGAAGTCTATTCGTCAACATTGTTGAACCATATCTCCGCGACGTTCAAGGTCGTAGAGGTGTAATCGACTTCTTGGTTAAGTGTGATGGAACTAATAACCCTGCTGAGTCAATCGATCGTGGTGAATTTTTCGCAGAGATATTTGTGAAACCAACACGAACAATTAACTTTATCACTCTAACCTTTGTTGCTACCAGAACTGGAGTTGCATTCTCAGAGATCGCTAATTAATTACAACTAAACAATCCAAATGAGTTTCAGAGTCTCCGCAAGAGGCTCTGAAATTTTTCATTTATCTAAATATAAAAGACGGAGTTATTTTTAAAAACCATGGCAAGAAGAGGAAGAATTGACGATTTTAAAGCGAATGTCGCCTCAGACTTTGCACGTCCTAATCTATTTCAAGTAGATCTCGCTTTCCCCTCTGGAATAATTAACAACGCATCCTTAGTTAGACTAGGTAAGTTTACTGTTCGTGCAGCAAATCTTCCTTCTTCTCAGATTGGTGTTATTGAAGTTCCATTTAGAGGTAGAACACTTAAAATTGCAGGTGATAGAACCTTTGAACCTTGGACTATTACTGTTATGAACGACAGTAAGTTCAAACTCAGAGCAGCATTTGAAAAATGGGCATCAAGTATTCAAGGTTATGCTGAAAACTTTACAGTTGCTAGGGGTCTAGGAGACCGCGACGATAGCACTGGTTATTTTGCAGACATGACAGTTCAGCAATTATCTAGAGATATTAGAGCAGGCAAAGCACCTAAAGTGCTAAAAGCATATAGATTCTATAACGTTTTCCCAAGTAACATTGCAGCAATCGATTTAGATTACGGAAGCAATGATGCTGTTGAAGAGTTTACAGTAGAGCTACAAGTTCAGTACTGGACTCCAACAAAAGTAAGCGAATAGTGCTATACTAAATAGAACAGGACCAATAATTTAAACTTTAAATAATGGCAAATCAGCTCTTCGGTTTTTCCTTAGACAGAGCTAAGAAGGTTCCTAAGGGACCTTCTTTTGTTCAAAAGGATTCAATGGATGGCTCGCAACCTATTGTAGGAGGCGGGTACTATGGTTATTCGGTTGATTTTGATGGGACAGTCCGCAATGATTATGAACTTATCACTCGATATAGAGAGATGGTTTTACAACCAGAGTGTGACAGTGCAGTCGATGATATCGTTAACGAGACAATTTGTGGTAACTTTGACAATGTACCTGTCGAAGTTGAACTATCAAATCTAAAAGCATCAGACAAGATTAAAAAATTAATCAGAGAGGAATTCGATACAATTCTTCGTTTGCTTGATTTTGATAATCGTTCTTACGAAATTTTTCGTAGGTGGTATGTTGATGGAAGATTGTTCTACCATAAGGTAATCGACCCGAAGAATCCGAAAGGAGGACTCACAGAACTAAGATATATTGATCCTAGGAAGATCCGTAAGGTAACTGAGTATGAACAGAAACGTCCCGAACAACTTCGTGGTGTTGATCTTAATACTCAACTAACTCAAAAGAGTGCAGATTATTTCTTATACAATCCGAAAGGATTAAAGAACTCAACTAATCAGGGCATGAAAATTGCATCTGATTCAATCACTTATTGTCATTCTGGTATACAGGATCTCAATAAGAACATGACTTTATCTCATCTTCATAAAGCAATCAAAGCAGTTAATCAACTACGAATGATTGAAGATAGTTTGGTTATATACAGATTATCAAGAGCACCAGAAAGAAGAATTTTCTACATCGATGTAGGTAACCTTCCTAAGAACAAAGCGGAACAATATCTCCGTGAAGTTATGGGAAGGTATCGTAATAAATTGGTGTATGATGCAAACACTGGAGAGATTAAAGATGACAAAAAATTCATGTCAATGCTCGAAGACTTCTGGTTACCCAGACGAGAAGGTGGACGAGGAACTGAGATCACTACGTTACCAGGTGGACAAAATCTTGGAGAACTTGAAGATGTCAAGTACTTCCAAAAGAAACTATATAAAGCACTGAACGTTCCATCATCTAGATTAGAAACAGAAACAACCTTTAACATAGGTCGTGCTGCTGAAATTACTAGAGATGAAGTTAAGTTCCAGAAATTCATTGCACGTCTCCGTAAGAGATTCAGTGAATTATTCATGGATCTTTTAAAAACTCAACTTATTCTGAAAGGAGTTATGTCCATTGAGGAATATGATGATTATAAAGAGCACATTCAATTCGATTTCATCGCAGATAATTACTTTACTGAATTAAAAGAGATTGAAATTCGTAACGAAAGAATGAATCAAGTCAATGTAATGGATCCTTATGTTGGTAAATACTTCTCAGTTGACTACATGCGTCGTCAAGTGTTGAAACAAACTGAACAGGAGATCAAAGAAATTGACAAACAAATCGACTCTGAAATGCAATCAGGTGTTATACCTGATCCTGCAGCAGAGATGGATCCCTCTATGGATCCTAATGCAGCCCCACAAGGGGTAGAAGGACAACCACAAGAAGCACCACAGGTAGAACCTGCGGATGCCAAGCGGGGAGAATTCTAAATAATAAATATTATTAGTGACTTATTACTATGCCAAGCGAAATTGCACAAAAAATAGTAGATCAAATTTTCGGAGACGAGAAAGCGAAAGCTGTCGATTCCGTAAAGGATGCTCTTGCTGCTGCATCTTATGATGCTATTCAGCAGAGAAAGGTTGAATTTGCAAAACAAATGGGTTTTGAATTAGATGATACTGCTCAAGCTGCTGCTGATGAAATCACAGACAAGCTACCTGACGGTACTGAAAAACCAATGGAACCAACTCAAGGTAACGTTGTTGCACCCGAAGAACCAAAAGCAGAAATAGAAGAACCAGTTGTTGACGCAACACCTTCTTCTGTAGAACCAACCGAGGAACCAACAGATGAGACTAATAGCTGAAGAAATTACTAACGTCCAATTTCTCGAAGAAGAGAAAGAAGGCAAAAAGAATTACTTTATCGAAGGTATCTTTCTACAAGCGGAACTAAAAAACCGCAACAATAGAATGTATCCTTTGAGAACTTTACAAAAAGAAGTTGCTAAATACAGCGAGAACTATATTGACAAGGGTCGTGCTCTTGGAGAATTAGGTCATCCTGATGGTCCGTCTATTAATTTAGATCGTGTTTCTCATAAAATAATTTCTCTCAAAGAAGATGGAAATAACTTTATCGGTAAGGCAAAGTTACTTGACACTCCTATGGGAAGAATTGCAAAAGACCTCTTAGGTGAGGGTGTCAAACTAGGTGTTTCATCTAGAGGCATGGGTTCAATCCGCAAGGAAGAGAACTGTAACGTTGTTATGGACGACTTTATGTTAGCAACTGCTGCTGATATAGTCGCTGATCCTTCTGCACCTGATGCATTTGTTAATGGAATCATGGAAGGAAAGGAGTGGGTTTGGGACAATGGAGTCCTAAAAGAGGCAGCTGTAGCCGAAATAAAAACAGAAATAGATCAAGCAACCCTTATAAATCTACAAGAACGCAAAATTTCCGCGTTTGCGAAGTTTCTTAAGAGTTTATGATTTATAAATAAACATAGACAACGCTAATGCATAACGGAGAATACAATGTCTGAGACCTCTACTAAAGAGTTAGATAACATGGAAAAAGTGACCGAAGGCTCTAACCCCGTAACCAAGAATGCGAAACCTGGTGATCCTATTGACACATCTGGTTCTCAAATATCAAAGGTTATCGATGTTAATACTGATTCAGAAGAAGGAGCTAAAGGTACTAAGAACGCTGGTAAATCTGCATCTAATGCAGTAAAACACGAAGGTTCTAAATCTTTATCTACTAAACCATCATCCGCTTCATCTAAAATGGAGGAAAATGAATCAGAAGCAGAAGAAGAAATCACTGAAACCAAGTACGACTTTAGTCAAGATGTTGACGCTCTTGTCGCTGGTGAGGAACTCTCAGAAGAATTCCGAGTGAAAGCAGCAACTATCTTTGAGGCAGCAGTAACTGCTCGCGTCAATGATGAAACTAAAGCGTTGCAAGAAGCATTTGAATCTACTCTAACTGAAGAAGTAGAGAAGATCAAAACAGAATTGTCTGAAAAAGTAGACGACTACCTATCTTATGCTGCTGAGTCATGGATGAAAGAAAATTCACTCCAGATTGAGCACGGTATTAAGACTGAGATGGCAGAGTCGTTCTTTAACGGACTCAAAGATCTTTTCTTGGAGCATAACTTCAACGTTCCAGAAGAAAAGTACAACCTGCTAGATGGTATGGCAGGGGAAATAGATGATATGGAAGCTAAACTCAACGAGCAAATCGACACTAACGTATCTTTAAATAAGAGAATTGGTGAGTTTGTCAAAATGGAAATCGTGAACGAAATTGCAACTGGACTAGCAGAAACCCAAAAGGAGAAGCTAACCAAACTTGCAGAGGGTGTTGAGTTTGAAACTGAGGAAGACTATCGCAAGAAAGTCGAAACCATCAAGGAATCATACTTTACTAAGAAGGCTGAAGTCGTTGCAGAAGCAAAGACAGAACCCACAGAAGAAAGTTCTGAACCCCTTGTGGAAGAAACAGCAAGTGGCACAATGTCGAAATACGTTGATGCAATCGCTCGTTGGTCCAAATAATTAATTAACAAACTACTAAACTTAGGAAACTTAAATGGCTAACATTAAGCAACTCCAAGAGAAGTGGGCACCCGTTCTAAATCACGAAGCACTTCCAGAAATTGAAGATGCTCATAAGAGAGGCGTAGTCGCACAACTTTTAGAGAACCAAGAGAAAGCACAAGTCGAAGAAGGACAAATCCTTAATGAGACTTTACAAACAACTGGTTATACAGGTGGCAGCACCGCTACAGGTCCTGTTGCAGGTTTCGACCCAGTTCTAATTTCATTGATCAGAAGATCAATGCCTATGTTGATCGCATATGACATCGCAGGCGTTCAACCAATGACAGGTCCTACAGGACTTATCTTTGCGATGAGAACTAACTACGGTGCTGAAAGAGATCCAAACGCATCTGGTTACGACGAAGCATTCTTCGACGAGCCAAACGCAGGTGTCTCTGGTGGTCCTGGAGCATACGATCCTGGTGCAACTGATGCAACTAACGACGCTCAAGGTAACAACCCATCCGTTCTAAACGATTCTTCACCAGGAACTTACGAGTTAACAGGTGATGCTCAAGGTATGTCTACATCGACTGCTGAAGCATTAGACGACAGTGCTACTTCAACTGCATTCCGTGAAATGGGATTCAGTATCGAGAAAGTAACTGTTACAGCGAAATCTCGTGCGTTAAAGGCAGAGTACAGCATCGAGCTTGCTCAAGACTTGAAAGCAATTCATGGTCTTGATGCCGAGCAAGAGTTAGCAAACATTCTTTCAACTGAAATCCTTGCTGAAATTAACAGGGAAGTTGTTAGAACAATCTATGTTAACGCTGTTAAAGGTGCTCAGAACAATACTGCTACTGCAGGTATCTTCGACCTTGACGTTGACTCAAATGGAAGATGGTCTGTTGAGAAGTTCAAAGGACTTCTATTCCAGATCGAAAGAGATGCTAACGCAATCGGTCAGCAAACTCGTCGCGGGAAGGGCAACATCTTAATCTGCTCTGCAGACGTTGCATCTGCTCTCGGTATGGCAGGCGTTCTAGATTACGCACCTGCACTTGCTGGTAACAATGCTCTTGCTGGTGTTGATGACACATCTTCAACTCTTGTTGGAACATTAAACGGTAAGATCAAGGTTTACGTTGATCCTTACTCTGCTAACGTTGCTGATAAGCACTTCTATGTTGCAGGTTACAAAGGCACATCTCCTTACGATGCAGGTCTTTTCTACTGCCCATACGTTCCGTTACAGCAAGTTAGAGCAATCAACCCTAACACATTCCAACCAAAAATCGGGTTTAAGACTCGTTACGGTATGGTATCAAACCCATTCTCAGGTGGACTTACACAGGGATCTGGAGCACTTACAGCTAACGCTAACAAGTACTACAGAAGAGTTCAAGTTACAAACATCATGTAATTCGGATTACATATTTTTTAGGAGGGTGCTTGACACCCTCTTTTTTTATGCTATAATATATTTGTTGGACGCAACATGGGAGTGACTGAATAAACTTACTGGCAACCGCTAGTTAAGGTG